GATTTAATCAGATACGCAAATGTCAGACCTAACAAACGCGCCGAATCTGCGAAACTTTCGGACTGTGAGAAATACGCCCTGCTCAATAATTCGTCGGCATACAATTCCTGGATATCGTCAAGACCTTCGACAACCGTTGTGAATAGCGCAAGATTCGCCTCGATATTCACAATGACGTTCTGACGGCTTACCAATTCTGTCACGACAGACGCAACGCCAACAGCGCCGACTGCTGATACTAGGGCCAATTCCTGGACAGCGGCGGTATTTATTCCGGCAGGGCTTGACGATTCTGGCGAGAAACTTAAAATGTTATCCGCAAATCGGGTATATGTGTCAATTTTCGAACTGAGATCAGTTACGATTAGATTCGGCAATTCAATCAACGCACGAACCTGACCGGCAACCGACAAAATATCAATCGGTGTCGTGCCTATGGTGTCATCAATCCCGCGCTTAATACTGTCGGCCTGGGCCTGAACCTCGGCTACGTTGTCGGTAATGCTCTGTAACGTCACATCAAACGCGGTAACCGTATTCTCTACGGCTGTCTTGAATTTACCGGCCTTGTCTGCGGTATCGAGATTTACCACGTTGTCAATTTGGGTTGAAGTTGCGGCCCCCAAAACTGAATTCTGCGCAATTGTTTCGGCCGATAACTGCTGCGTTGACTTAACGCCTGATTGGTCGGTAACTTCTAGCCAGTCGGTTGTGATTTGAGTGATACCGCCGCTTGAAATTGGCTGGATATTCTCGGTGATGCTCACGAGCTGTAAGGTCAATTCACCCTTGACCGGATGGATAACTGACCACAGACCTTTTTCTGCGCAGGCGGTTACGAAGTTTTCAGCTATTAAATCATTATCAGGCCCGTCGAAAAATATCGTTAGCGGCCATTGGCTCGCAGAAACTTCTTGATCCTGAGTTTGAACACCCTTGACGCCGGGGGTTTTGAAAACTCCGAGTTCTTTTTCGAGTGTCCGGTTGTTCCCCGACCATTTTGCGGAGAATATTAATCCGCTGGGGGATTTCAGGGTTATTTCTGGCTGTAGGCGGTCGATGTAGGTCATGGATTAATACCGAGTAAGGCAACGTCAAAACCGCTATTTGTCGGGAAGGTGCCGCCAGTTGTCAGCGTTGATCCCTCTGGCGCTCCTGCTATATCAAGACGCCCCCGAAATGTCGATTGCTGTGCGCGAGCTTGGGCTTCTGCTGCGTTTGGTGCTTCGGTTACTACCTGCCCCGGATCTGCGGCCTCGAAATCAAAACCGCCGCCGCCTGCTATTTCTAAATCTTGCAGCTTCGCGGCATTGAATGCAATAAAAGCGATAATCTCACCCGTTGCCTTGAATGCGCTCCATATCACGGTTGCGATATCCGCAAGAACCCGCATAGAATCTATAATTGTCGGCAATGCTGTTTTTACATTATTTACGAATTGTTCAAATCCCTGCTTAATCATTCCTTGATTAGCCTCCGCCCATGCCCTGACCTGCTTCGCCACATCAATTAAACCTAATGTAAACTCTTTTAATTGTGGCAAAATGGCAGTGCCGATAGCTGCGGCGGCAAGCGAGATATTGTCTTTCAGCGTTGACCAGATACCAGACATTGTTTTAGACGCAATTTCCATCCCGCCGAAGAACAATCCGCCCTCAGAGGTCATGATTTTAAACGTGTTAGTCAGGTCGTTGCTGGTAAGTTTTCCTTTTTTGGATAATTGGAACAACTGGTCTACGGTTATCCCCATAGATTTAGCCATTTCCGTAAAAATAGGGACGCCAGCCTCTGCAATCATGTTTAATGATTCCATGTCCGGCTTGCCCTTCAGTAATGCTTTTGTGTATCCGCGAGTTATAGATTCAAGTTTATTTATGTCTCCGCCTGCCGTATCACCAAGCATTCTGAATGTTTTAACGGTGTCTTCGATACTGTCATTCATGACCGGCAAGAGTTGTTTTGCTATATTGGCAATGCCAGCAAACTGAAACGGAGTTGTTGCGGCTGTTTGGTTTAGTTTTTCAACAAGTTCTTCTGCCCTCGTGACGCTCCTTAGTATCGGAGTGAATCCGGCAACGGCATCTTCAATTTTTGATGCTTCGGTGATGAAACTTGCTAACCCTCTGGTTGCTGCCCTGAATCCACGTTCAATGAGATTAGCGGCTAAGATACCTTTGGTAATATCTCGAAACCGAGACGCGCCGCGATTCGCCTTTCGGAATGACCTATCAGAAGTACGGCCAAAACGAGCAGCGGCACGATCCATAAGACCGAACCGCTTCGTTATGCCGTCTTTAGCAGTGAACCTAGTATTGACTTTTTTATCTATTGTTGCCATTTATCGCGTCAACCTCGGCTTTGCTGATTAATTTGCTCCATTCGCTCCAATATCGAAGCTCTGGAAAACTCATGTTTTTTATTTCTGACGGTGCAACCCTGCGTAAAAAGCATTCGCCAATCAAGACGTGTACTTGCGGAATTACACCATTGAAAAAACCGCAGACAACCTGCTGTAAGTCGTGTTGTCTGCGCCGTGAAGTTTCATGAATTCACTGACCGGAACGCCTGACATTGCCGACATAAATTCCATGGTTCCGTCTGCGGATTCATCTGCCTTGTTGACAGCGACTCTAGCCGTGGCAACCTTGTCTTTGTATACAATCTGTTTCGTATTCTCGGTCGGCATATCAAGAACATGGGTAATCTGCAATTTCTGCTCTACAAGCTCAAACTGCAAACGCCCGCGCCTGATCGACCGAACAAGAAAATTTTTCATAGTTAATGCGGCTTTTTCGCCGTCAGTGATTTCGATATCCCCGAATGAAACGTCATAATATCTCAGGAATACCCGGAATTGAGCCTCCGCTGATTGTTCTGAAATCGGGAAATTTTCAACCTCTTCATTTTCTGTGGTCGCTGATCCTTCTTTGCTCTTTACCATTTTGCATTTGCCCTTTCTGGCAATAAAAAGTACCCGGTGGTCGCCTGACCTTCGCATCCGGGTCTGCGGTATTGTGTTAAAAGACTCACTCCCGATCCGTCGAAAGGGCGATACCTGTTGATTCAGGTCGGAATCTTCACAGCTTTTTGCTGGATAGGATCTGCCCGAGTTCTGCTTTGTTAACTCGCGCTGAAAATCTCCCACTCGCCGGTTGAAGACATCATGGTTACATCACAGGAACCGTCCTCTGTTTGACGCGGGCCAAGCGTGATGGCACCAAACGTGCGATTTACTGTGCCGTCTGCCTCTTCATAGCTGAGCGGGACAGGTGAAAGCATCGCACTGTTCCTTAAGGCAATGAGTTGCACGTATTCGGATGGTGCAACGGTAAGCTTGACCGATTCGGCAGAACCACCAACGGTCGTTACCTTAAATGCATTACCCCCGCTGTGAGGGATATCCTCGACCTCTACGCGATCATTTTGAGCAATGTTCGCATCTGCGGCGATATTGAAAGGAATGCCGTCAATGGTTGCCTTTCTTGGTGAACCGAATGTACCCATTTTTCAGACTCCTTATAGTGCCGCAAACGAAATATCGAATTGCGTGGTTACGTCGTAAATATTGCCGATGCCGGACAATACGACCGGAATTGTAATCGTGAACCCATCACCGCCGCCATTAATGGCCACAAGCGAGGCGTCAGACTTCAATCGACCGATGGAAAAGGCTGCATCCGCAATCCAGGCATTACCGGCCCATGCGTTGATCAACTGAATCAGATCGTCAAGCACGGCGTCTCGGTCGCGGGCTTTTTCCCGGCTAATAGGATTCGTGACCTTCGCGGTATCGGCAACGATTGAAATATTCTGCCATTTGTCACGCTGAAAGTTGATTTTCTGGCTGTTCAGGATGTTTTGCAGTTTCGCAATATTGACCATTTCGCGGTAGCCGTTGCTCGATACCGGAACCGATGCGGGGCGATAAAAACTTACCACATTTTGCAGCTTTACTGTCCCGCCATCTACCAGGGTCGGGCTGATACCATTTCGTACTGCCGTGTCTCTGTCGCTATAGTCAGAAGTCCAGCGGTCGCCGGTATCACCGGGAAGAACACCGATCAGGGTAATATTATTAAAAGCTTCTTCTGCCCTGATGTTATTAATCCGCGCCATGTGCCCGATGGTCTGAGCAGCGATATCAACCGGGTGAGACTGCGAGCCGGGGACAGATACAACACCTTGAGAGCGATCATCGCGGCGGGCGTCTGCCACAACAATCTGAGCCGCCAAGCCAGAAGACCCGGCAACAACATCACCAGTCAATGACCGGAACGGCCTTGCCACGGTTTTCGCATACAATCCAGTAAAATCATTCCCCGCGCCGACATAAGTGGAAATGGTGGCAAGCGTGGTACTGTCCTGCCCGTACCCGTGCGCCATATCAGTGAAAAAGGCTTCGTTGGCGTTATCGCCAGTGCCAAGCGCATCCAAGGCATCACCAATATCGGAAGTTCCCGCGCCGTTGGTCATAACCGTAATTGCCGCAGCGACTCCGGTCGGGATTGATTCACCTACGCCAATCGCAAGACTGATATCAATATTATCGCCCTCAAGCCCCTTGGCCTTTGCTGTGAAGGTGGTTTCAAAGGTTGTGGCGGTTTTTGCGGCCACAACGGGAGTTTCGGGCACTGCATTCACGGCGGCAACAACAGCGTCGGAAAGTTCTTCAACGGTCATCGCGGTTGTCACGGTTACAGGGATACGCTCACCAGAGATATAAACCGCCAGGGTTCCGGCTACAACGCCGGTAGTTCCAGCCCAATCAATTTCACCGTCTGAGACTGTGCCGGTTTCGGCTTGCGGCATAACCCAAGTTTCGATTCCTTGTGCGCCGAGTTCGGCCTTGAGCGCCAAACGATGAACGGGGAACCCAAACCCGAATTTATCGCCAGCATCTTCAGGGCTGGTAATCAGTACCGCGACTTCTGCGGTAATCGAGGTTTTCAGCGGGTCAAAAGTGCCGATTAAAAGAAGTTTTCTTTGCAAAACATCAGCAGCAGATTGAAACGTAACATTTTCTACGCCAGATCCAACGCCTGATGCCAATCCTGGGAATGCACCCATAATAAATCTCCTTATCAGACAATTACGCCTGTTTTTTCGTTGTCATCACCGTCAATATCTAACGTTTGGTCAAATGGTGTAGCTCCTGCCGCTGTGCCTGTGTCGCCCGTAATCGTTTCGACTGCTTGGCACGTAAATTGTATAACGCCGCGAATGGCAACATATTCACCACTGTTCAACGGCTCATCTTTCGACATTCTGCCCACCCATCTGCTGCTAACAGGGTAAGGCTTTGAGGTGCCAATGTCAATATTTGTGCCGTCCATTAAAATCTGATAAATAATGTCAAAAAGTTCGTCAAGCGATTCGTCTGCCACCTCGGATGCGTCCTGAAAATTACCGATTGCGGTCGAGCGTTGTTCGTCTGTCGCTGACGGATCAATAGCGGCGGACAGATTGCCCTTTGCCTTGGCCGATACCGTCAGTTCAATTCCGAAATCTATTTCATGCTGAGTGCTGCTGGCTAATCCTGCTTTCCCTTTCGGAAAATCACCGTCTGAATAAACCACCTGAACACGGCGCTTTGTCCCTGCGAACTCGCTCGCACCTGAACCCTGTTGACGATAACCGGCGACACGATAACGGCTTGCCGCTGCATCGCCAAGGATTGTTACAAGGTTACTTTTTATGGTGCGGAACGTCATCGGCATTAGATTGATGAGCCTTTGCGCTTGGGCCGGTTACTTGCGTCTGGCCATTCACGAACTCGACGTTCTTTCTTGGGCATATAATCATTAAACCATTTAACTATACCATCAGCCATAACAACCACCTTCCTAAGACTGCTCCGCCAACTGCAAGAACAGTTTGATAAATCCAATCGAGCCGCCCAATTCAGGCGGTCGGACTTCAGACATTAAAAACGGCACCAAGGTTGCGGTTTTGCTGGGGACTGTCGGTATTTTGACAATCCATCGCTCTCCGGCAACCGGCACACGGGTAAGGCTGGAAATACGCAAACTGACGTTGGGTTCACCAACGACAATCGGCATACCTGTATCTGGATCAGTTCCGCGAGTATCGAGCAAGACTTGGCCCATGAGGTCGGTATATTCCACGCCATCGGAGTCTATTAATTCGACAGGCAGGCCGAAATCATCACCTTCCAGGGTCACACCAAGATCTGATTCAATTAACTCACGGATACTGACCATCTACTTTCCAGCCTTAACCGTGGTTTTCTTTGCGTCCGTTTTTGTCGGCGCGTATTTCTCTGCGTGGTGCGGGTGGCAGTCGGCAACGGGGATTTCTCCCCGCCACCATTTACCACTGATGCCGCAGACTTTTACGCCTTTTGGCAGTTTGATCATTTTACACCGTCTCCGGTTGCGCCATCGTCGGCGGGCTTGGTCGCTTCTTCAAGTTCAACCGTCAATTTCTTGACATCGGCTTCAAGGTCGACGATCTTGTCGGCGGATTCCTTACAGGCTTCGCAGTCGC